CAGGTTACATCGGTAGTATTGCCAGAAGTATAGTTACGATCTAGTGTCACTTGATCGGCAGAGGTTACAGTTGTTATCCAGTACCAACCAGTAGTACAAAGTGTACCTGCTGTAATCCTGACAATATCACCTACTACTGAGTTAGTAAAACCACCTGTATGTTTAAGGATTGCAGAGGCCGCACCAGCATCAGCTACACCATTATTCATAGTATGAAGTTTCCCTGACTTCTCATGTATAGTCATTAATGGTTGTGTAACACCATCGAATAAACCTATATCTGTTGTACTAAAATTTGTATAATCTCCTATTACCACAACAGGTACGTCAGTGGCCCCACCAGCCGTTAATAGAAGTTGGAATGAGTTAGCATTAGCATCATAGGTACTCCACCTCATCATACTTTCAGTGTTATCAGTACCAAACCATAATTTAACAAGATCAGTCAATGTTACTTTAGAGTAAAATGTGGAGTCGCCATCAAAAAAAATAATCCCATCCACTTCTAAATTACCACTTACCAATAAATCATCTTCACTGGCTAATGAGTGTCCTGTAGTTCCAGCATCCCCTATCCTTACATAAGCACCAGTACCGTAGATAGTGGGAATATTAGAGGCTGTAGCAAAGGTAAAGTAATCATCTGTATCACCAGAAGGTTTCATAACTATAGCACTTGGAGATACTAGAGTGCTAGATGTAACTGTAATATCTCCTCCACCTGATCCAACCTGAGCAACTCCATTTATAATTTTACCTATACTCATTTTCTATCTCCTTATGGCAGAACCCTAAAGGCATATGTTAGCCCATAGGTCCTGTTTTCAGTATTTGCCCAAGCACAGTCAATCTCATCATCTTCCATAAAGTCAAAGCCTTCGCCGAAGGTAGTGAAGAGATCTGTTAGAGCAGGAGTTTTAGTATTCTGAGTTAAGACTAAAGTATCATAAGCAGCTCCTCTACCTGCATCTACAGTAGCTGTAAAGGACTCATCGGTAGTACCTGCTGTATTAATGTTAAGGCTAATAGATACTAATCTAAAGGGAGTCTTAGGAGCTAAGGCTGTAGCTATAGCGCCAGTAGTAGCAGTAGAATACTGAAACACTGGAGCTTCCAAGTCATCTCTAGTAGGAGTTAAGTCTATATTCTGTCCATTCAGGTTTATCTGCGCTAACCATACAGGATCAAAGGTTCCAGACGCTTCCCAACCATATTCAAGAGATATTCTATATATAGTCCAGTTCTTAAATAAAGTATCTGCTTGGAATTGCGCCCATGTGTATTGAGTACCTGCTGTAAGATCAGTACCAGTAGTATTCTCACCATAGAAGAACATAGCAGCATCAGCAGTAGTAAACTCGTGTGCATCCCAACCTGCTGCTTTTTCTACTGAACTACCTAGTTGAGTAATCTCAACTCTCTTATCAAAGTCATCTGGATCGTGAGCCCAGAAGACTATATTAACTCCCATTGTTTCGGCACCAGTCATATAATAAGACCACTTGGCAGTATTGAACTGAGTTATCGGTATATCGTTAGCAGGAATGTATACTCCAGCCCAGTTTCCTCCAGTCTGTACTCCACCATTAAGGATTATGCTCCAACCAGAGCCTTTCTGCGCATAAGGAGATGCCATACTCTTAGCCCAGTAGGATTGAGATACTCCAGCTGATCTGCATACAGGATGACCATATTGCCAGAGAGTACTAGCTGCAATGTTAGAATCTTTAATAGCCCAGTTAGTACCGTCATAAGTAATCTGGGTATAGCCAGTATCATATTCGTAGAATGTAGAACCTATGGGGACTGAGGTAGGCTTAGTGTCAGTACTTAGCCCAATAAAGCGGTGAGTAGATAATGCTAATTTAGTCATTTAAGCTCCTCCTATTTTCGAAGCAGATTATTCTATTTTATTTTTGGCTCATGAGAGTCTTTCCAGTGCGCTCTCTAGCCATACTGTAAGCGGCAGCAGCAGCTCGCTTCTGATCATAGCCTTTGTTCTTTATTAGATGCTCGATCTCTGCACTGATAGCATCTTGCACATCTTTGTCATTAGATTCTTTACTTAAATTATCCATAGCTGGATTAGGCATTCTCTACCTCCAGTTTGGTCACTATGCCATTTACAACTTGGAGCTTCTTGATTCTCTTAGCGCCATCTTGAACATTGAAGTTCTCTGTAATGCCTGTATTATCACCAGTATTTAGCTCAGTAGTAATGCTCAACTTGTCTAGCTTAATAGCTACTGCGCTATCTGCTACCCAGACGCCATTAATATTCTTATACATAGTGACAGTTCCATCATTACCAATCTTGATTTGGAATGATACTGCATCTGATATTACTATACCTGTTTCAGGAGTCGCCATGCTATTCTCCTTGAATTGAGGGAGAGCCAACTTTATGCTGACTCTCCCTATAAGCTTACTTTTTCTCGGCTTTCTTGGCAACTTTTTCGGCTACTTCTTTTTCAGCCTCTATATCGCCAGGACCGATTTTCTGTGGGATTCTAACACCTTTTGGAAGTGCCATTTTTATTTCTCCTTTTATCCTAATTTCATGTTGATGAAAGTTTCGCCATAGCCAGACTCTCTTCGACCGAAGGAGTTGCCCACGTAGGTCAGGGCACCAGCAGTAGCACCGACCTTTACTGTGCCATCATACCAGGCATAAGCATCCAGGTAATCAGAGGTATAGCCAGGAATAGAGGCGGCAGCATACTGAGCTAACCATGCAGGACCATTGGTCTGAAGCCAGAAGTAGTATGAGCTAGTTACTCTCTGATGCGCTACTCCAATAAAGCCTTCATAGTGAGTAGAGCTAGGCTGAGTTACATTGGAATAAGGGCTGCGGAATGCAGAGCAGTAGTCATGCTCAACTAAGGCCCAGGGAATACCATCATCAAGATGCAGGGTCACAACATCTGCGCTAGTAGCTACATCAGATGCGTTGATTCGGATAGTTGCTGACTTAACTCCGCTGGCTTCAAAGAGAGTAAGATACCCTCCCTGATAATAGTCTACTACACGGTCAGTAGTATCCTCGATAACTACATCTTCTGCTCCCACAGCAGTGATAGCATTGACGTAACCTTCAAAGCCAGTAGTATCAGCACCAGTAGAAGTACCTGGAGTATAGTTAGCATCCACTAACAATCTGCTATTACCCAGAATAGTACCTCCAGCGTAGGAGTAGTAGAACTTCCTCGCATCCTTAAATGCCCAGGTGCCGATAGGTAGTTGCTTTACAGAGCTTCCAGTATCTAAGTAGGGATTGATTTTTGAGAGAGTAAACTGATCTTTCGGTACATTACCGCCAAGATAGATCATCTCTCCATTATGATTCCTGAGTGAATAATTTACTTTAGTTGTAGCCATTTCGTTCAAACCTTCCTAATTTTATTTCTGCATTTCAGCAGATATGGGTTTCAGTGGCTATAGATTAGACAGTAATCGCAGCATCATCAATATCCCAGATACGACCTAAGCACAGGGATGATTTCAGAACAACTGCTCCATAGGTTACCATTCTGATGCCACCAGCATCATAGTCTTCTAGTTCAGGGAAGCGAACTAATTTGTATAGATCACCTTGGCCTTGAGTTCCGCCATAAGTGAAGACTATACCTGGATCAGGGCTTCCCAGATTGCTATTGCCATACTTGACAGCGAATATGCTATAAGTCTTATCTGTAGTATACAAGGCTCTAGCATCTGAACTTGCGCCAGTACCAGTATCAGCCTGTTCAGCGACAAGGAAGTCAGTTCTAACTATTGGTGTTGCATCCCAGAAGAGGACTCTCTTTCCGCCTTCATTAAAGCCCATTGTCATAAAGGTCATCTGACCTGCGCCGAAGGATAGACCAGTAAAGCCTTTCTCCTGATATGCGGCATCAAGATTACGGACAATTTCATAGGGCATGAGGAACTCATCAATACCATGAGTCATAGCATCTGTAAGAATTCTCATGTAGCCTAAGCTAAGTCCAGTACTGCCGTTGTCAATATTCTTAGCATCGTTGGTAGTAGCAGTAGAGCTATAGGCTGTACCATGCTCGGCTGCTAAGGCATGGAAACCATCGAATTGAGAAGGAGTTCCACCATAGGTTGCATCAGCGTAGATAAGTCTAGCTCCAAGTTTGCGCCTTAGTCCTTTCTCGCACTCCAGAAGCATCTGAGCTTCATAGTTATTGTATGTTCCATAGATACCTTGAACGTAGTGATCTAACTTTCTCTGAATGTAGAGTCTTTGCAGAGTAGTTTCCTTCTCTTCATATTCAACATCTTCAGACCAAGTTAGCTGATCTCCTATGCCAGTCTCAGTAACATAGTCTTCAGTAGTAGTCTTTTCTCTAAGCCATTCTATCTTAAGACCAGTACCTGCAGCCTGTGCAACTGGTATCCTATCAATAGGATTATTGCGTTTTATATCTTCCTCGAAAACGCCAGGAACTTTCAGTGATTGAGTTAGCTTCTGCGCTTCGGCAAGTGTTTTCCAATGTCCACCAGAATCTGCCATCTATATTCTCCTTATAGATTATTTGCTACTGTGCTGGAGGATTTCTTACTCCACTTATAGGTGTAGCAGCTAATAGTGCCTTGGCTCTATCCATAGCAGTTAGAGGAGTTGTACCTCCGCCTCCTGCACCTCCAGTAGCATAATTACCAAGTCCACCTTTAGCTTTTCCGAGTATTAATAAGGCTTTCTCTAGGCCATCTAGATCAGTAGCAGACATATCTTTTAAAGTCTCTTCAGGCACTCCGCCAGCTACAGTAAGAAGCTTCTTTCTATATCCTGTTCCAGCTTCTCTTGCTGCCTTGGCATCCGCTTGAGCTACTAATAATTCGGCCTTAGCCTTCGCCAGAGATTCAGCATCTCCAGCACCCTTACCTTGGGCATCAGTTAATTCTTTAATCTTTGCGCTGGATTGTGCAATCTGCTGTTGAGCAGAAGAGAGTTCTAGCCGAGCCTTATCATAGGCGTCAGTATGAACTTTCTGTTGCTCTGCAATTTGCCCCTCCAGACTCTTCTTGGCAGCGATTAAGTCAGCTTCCTTAACGTAAGAATGTCCATCAACGAAGACTTTTCCTTCCTTGAGTTCAATCTTAGGTTCAGGAGCCTTCTCAATATTGCCAGAAGCAGGATTCGCTCCTTCAGGCATAGTATTAAACCTCCTACAATATAATTACAGTATAACACAGAGTATATGCTATGTCAAGTATAATTAGCATGATAACGGATATTATACATTACTCAGCTGAGTCAGATAGATATTTATTCTTAAGTTCATTGTACTTCTGCTCGGCTTCAGGAGTCTTAAAGCTCTTGACTTTACCGAAGAAGTTAAGCCAGGAATCAAGTTCAGGATCAACTAAGCGCATAGACTCATGGGCATTGGAGAGTTTTTTGTTATAGTCAGTCATAAGGAACTCGCCATTCTCCATATAGAATTTCTCGATTCTATTCTGTTCAGTTGTATCAGCTCTGCTGTAGGCTCTAATCCAGTACTGTTCGTTTTCTTTATAAGTAGAGATAATTACATCTTGCACTTGATTGTAAGGCTGAATGAAGTCTCGACTTACTTTCCAGTAGAGCTTTCGCATATCAGACCAATCAAACTGTATTCGTTGCAGTAATCTATCTCTATAAGCAGGCTCCATACTAGCTAACAAGTTATCTACATAAGCATAGTACGTATCCCAGTCAGGTTCATATTTGCCTGTCTCTCCATTCCACTTAGATTCAGGCTTAAGCTCGTAATAGTAGTATAATAGTTCTTGGCTAGGAGATAGAGTAGGAACTATTTCTCCTTTCTCTTCCATCCAGGCAGCCCGATCTTCATAACTTATAGGAATACCAGAGTAAGCTTCACTTTGTTGCAGAGCTTCTATAGACTTATACCTATTAGCTTCTATCTCGCTGATAGCAGATTGCCATTGAGAACCATTAATGACACCAGTCCTAAACTGCTCATCTATATCGTCTTCGCTGTAGCTCTCTACTTTACCTGCATCATTGTACTGAGTACTATGTCTAAACTGTTGATTAATAGCCTCAACTTCATCGTAGTAGTCACTGATCTTTATCTCCATGTTAGTCCAACTAGAAGGATACATTGGAGTTGCAAGACCCTGCCAATTTCTATACTCTTCATAGGTATAGAGTAGCTTCTGCTGTAGTACATCTAGAGGATAATAGTCAGCAAACCGCTTACCTGTGACAGGATACATCTTATCAATTTGGTCTTGGACTTGAGGAGATACTCCTGTTACATCTTGTATGGCAAGTTTCCAGTTCTCTTTAAACTTATTATACTCATCAGTTCTGAGTCGCATAAGTCCAATCTGCTCCTCAAAGACTCTGCGAATACCGTTGGCAGAGGCAGCGGCACTATTCCAGAGCTTCTGCTCCTGAGGAGTCATTGTTTCGCCTTTATATTTCTTCTTCCAGAGTGCATTAGCATCATAGCCTTGGGAGGCTAGTATCATAGAAGTTCTATAGTCTGAATATGATTCAGGAAAGATCTCATCTATGATAGGACCTAAGTTGTTAGGACTAAGTTGCCTCAGAGCTGCCATAGGGGTAGTTACCCAAGGAGGTAGCAATTCACCCCAGTTCTTTCTTCCATATGCACCGAATACAGTCATAGCACCTTGAACTGGCAGGCCAGGGAAGAAGCCATAGCGGCCTAACTTCTCAAACATCTCTAATCCAGGATAGCGATTATAGAAGGCTGGAGAGTCTTTAGAATAGAAGCTCCTTAATCCTCCCATCATAGTTGTGCCACGGAGGAGATTAAGATCCCAGTCAGTACCAGGTATAGGTACATAGCCATTGTCAGTGTTCTCATTCCAGCGAGCCATTGTAGTAAAAGTGCCAGGAGTCCGCAGGAATGTCCTAGGCATCCAGCGCCATCTAAATGTCTCATAAGTCCAGAAAGGGAAGATTTGTTTCATAGATTCGTCGATGAAGTTCTGCTGAGTATAGTCAGGAAAGTCTAGATAATGCTGCTCAAGTCCTTGCTTCATGGCTTGATCTTTAGTAGATTCCCAGGCTTCTTGACCAGTACGAGGCATAGTGAGAGGATTGGATATTCTATCCTTTAGGATACTTGATGGAATGATTAGTTCAGATTCAGTTACTGAGCCGATACTGACCACATCATCTACGTTGATAACTACATCGTTGACCTGAGTCTTTCTACCACTGATAGGATACTCACTTTTACTAGCAGCAGCAATCTTACTATTAAAGTCATCAATTACTGACTGATAATTATCAGGCTTTGGTGATCCACTAAAGCTAGTTATATAGTTATCTCTATCAAACTCAAGAGCTATTTTGTTATCAGGATCATATGCGCTCCAAGTAGATTCGAAGTCCTGTGCAACCTTTTTGTCAGACGTAACATTAAGGAACTCTCTTCCAAAAGGATCTCTAGCGTATGATTTAGATGCTCCACTGCCTCTAAATATTCTAATCTTACCGCTAGGATACTTCTCTCTTAGTATCTTATGTATCTGATCTAGATACTGCTTATTAGCCATAGCACCTTTGCCTATGTTCTGCAGAGCTTCATTGTCAGTCTGATGAAACCACTTATCTACTTGACTTCTTAGATTGCCGTCACCAGGAACTTGGACATTAGTAGCGAGTTCTGTTAATCTATTCTGCAGATCAATATTAGCCTGAGTACCAAGACCTTCACTAAGTCCAACGTCTTTTATAGGAGCATACATGCTAGTTTGCTCTAGTCTATCCGCAAACTTATTGACATAGTCTTTGTATTTCAGAACATCAGATTCAGGAACTTTCACACCAGCGTATAGGCCATCTATCTCTTTAAAGACATTATCTATCTCTTGTAGCTGGATAGTATCAGTCTGCACTGCTGACTTAGCTATACCTAATCTGCTCCACAGATCATCATACAGAGCACCAATAGCTTCATCAGTATACTGAATATCTAAGGCTGTCTTACCTGTACCTAATCTAGCTCTGGCGTAGGCATTTGCCTGATCCCGAACATATACTATGAAGCTCTGCCGAGGGCGAACTATAACCTGGCTAGTAACAGTTGTTAATAGTCTGCTAACAGACTCATCTCCTGTTGCACCAAAGAGCTGCGCTAGATTATGAACTGTTAACTTGCCCTTCTGCACAGGGTCTATAGCCTGCGGGATATAAGTCTTCTCTCCTATCGTATCCATAAAGTTACGTTGGGCTATGAGCATTTCTGAATCTATACCATAGCTGGCAGCTTCATGCTCAGACCAGATTTTGCTCTTCTCTGTTCCTAGTTGCCTCCAGAATCTATCATCTCGCTTCTTAGGAGGAGTAGCAGGAATCTTAGTCTCCAGTTTCAGAAGCTTTTCTCGCAGGTCTGCATTAAGCTTGACTTTCTTCAAATATACAGTACCAAAGGCATTGAGTTCAGACTGCACAGCAGGCTCTAGGCCAATGGCATTTTTCTTTAGCTGATCTATAAAAGCAGTTAACTGATCGCTACTAGTCTTAATAAAGTTGCTAAGGACTTTAGCACTACCTTCTTCAAATGTATCTCGCTCTTTGCCAAGCGGTAGGGCTGCTTTTCTTAGCTCTACTGTTGCTCTATACTCGTGCATTCTATCTCTAACTGCAGTAAAGACATTAGTCACATTAGCTATATCGTTTCTGAATTCGGAAATATTCAGTGGCGCACCCTGACCTATGAATCTCTCTACCTGTTTCTTCAGTAATTCTTCTTGAATCTGCAAGCTAGCAATAGTCTGATCTCTAGCCATAGCTACTACATTAGCCTTAGACTTTGATAAGTCTCTGAATAGACTCCCATCTGTAATGCTATCTCTAATATACTGCTTTACACCAGAAGGAATATTAGCATTAGCCTTTAAACTCTGAGCTAACTTTTTAACTATCACATTTCTCTTAAGCTGTGTAGTGGTGATATTATGTAGAGTCCTAAACATCTCTGGACTACTAGCTGCATAGGAAAAGTGTCTGCGATCAAGGCCAGGAATATCTCCTGGCTCAAAGGATTTGATAGCTTTCAGATCAGGAGCTAAGTCGCTCATAATGTCAGTAAGCTCTTTAACCTGTTCTGGTGCTAGTTTGGCAAGCTGCTTATCTGCATTGATCTCCATATTCAGATATCTCTGTATGTCAGTCTGATCATCCCAGATTCTATTCCAACCATCAAAGGAGGATACAGTGTAAGTCTGGCCACGGTAGGTAATGCTCTTACCTATGATCTCTCCTTTACTATTATACAAATCCTTAGTAACTAATGGTATTCCTTTATCAAAGAGAGACTTCTCTCTATTGCCTGCTGCTATGCCAAAGGTTGCAGATGCTTCTCTATGCCTTCTCTCTATCCAAGATGCTTCGACAGGATACTTTAATGAACTGCCATATTTGACTTCCATATCTAGCAAGCCAGTATAATCTCCTGGCACTACTAATCTTCCTCCTCCAAAGAAACTCCTGAAAGCGTTATCAACATAGTTCCAAGGGCCAAAGTTAACAAAGAGCAGTTGCATCCTAGCATAAGGCATAGTGGTATATTTCTCTAGATTCACTAGTGGCGCAGAATGTAATATAGCATCTGAGTTTCTGCTTATCCAGCCTACTTTTCTACCTGCAATATTCCAGTACTGTGATACAGGGTGATTAAGATTGCTATACCTGATATTCTTTAAAGTATCGAACATATTTATGAGACGATCTTTCACAGTCTTACCAGCAGTCATACTGTCGATATTATCTAGTAAAGTCTGCTTAAACTTCTGCACTACCTCAGTCATTTCTTTCAGTAACTCAGGATCTGTTGCTTCTTTACCTAATCTACTGAGCAGATTATTAGCGATTAGCTTATCAGTAAAGCTTCCTTCAGCTAAGTCAATAAGATCACCATTAATATCTGCCAGTCTCTTAATATCAAAGTCAACTCCATCTGCCATTTTGCCAAACATTTCCTTGGCAGTTTTATCTGTCAGATACTCAAACTCAGCCATTCTTTTGGCTAGTACGCTATACATACTGCCACCTTCATTAGCCTTAAATAAAGTATCTTTAGCTAGCTTTACAGTGCTATCTATATCTACCAAAGTCATATTAGCAGCAGATGTCAACATCTTATTCGATCTAAGAGTAACTGCATTAAATATCTGACTAGTGCTACGAGCAAAGTCCTTGGATAGCTGAGTAGTAGTGCGAGGAATCTTTGCTATACCTTTACCTATCCATCTAAATGGCGTATCCATAGCATACTGAATACCGTTCTCGATAGATAGTAACTTAGCTCCTACTCTCGTTCCCATGTTGTTACTGAAGAATGTATTGGCGGGGATTACTATCTTATCTCCTTTGCCAATAAGACTAAGTAATGTAATAGCTCCTCTATCTACAAGTTTAGCATAGACACCTAATCCAACCCATGTAGTAGGATCAAAAGCAGTCTCAGCTAACATCTTATATGCCTGACCTTTCCAAGGACCTGGCGCCTCCCAATCATTATATGCATCTGATAGAGCTGCCCAGTTAGCAGTACCATCTTCTGTATTCTGAACATACTTCTGCTCTAGCTGTTCTGCATAAGTATTCTTAGCAAAATCTGGGAAAGTAGATTCTATAATTCTATGTGTAGCTATGACAGAGGCTGCTACTGCTGGTCGCACAGTATAGTCCCAGACTTTATCTAGCAACTCTGTAGTAGCTGCCATAGGTACTATCATTAACATCTTGAGAAACTCAGTTGGTAGCATGTTAGGATCAGTAGCTTCTAGTACTCCTTGTCTTGTAAGCTCTATGAAGTTACTTTCAGTCTTCCACTGAATCATATTGGCAGAGATAAAGTCAGCTATAGATAGTCTATCTTCATCTGGAATAGACATATAGCCTAATACATCATTAAATTCTTTGGCAGTCATACCCTCAGGCAACTTAGCTCTAGGATCTGAAGTAAAGTATTTAGCTAACTCTTCTACAGTCTTTCCACTAATAGTAGTTAAAGGAAGCTTTGTCTGCTCAGCTACTACTTCTATAAGCTTTCTCTTAGCTTCTGCGATATCTACATTAGTTGGTAAGGATGGTTTTAAGTAAGATAGTTTGTCCCATGTACTCTGTAACCAGTCCATATCAGACTGATTCATATCTTTATTAGGGAATAATCTAGAAACATAGTCTGCAGACTCTACTCCTGTTCCTGCAATACCATTAGTAATCATCAGCATAGGAAGAGTGGCAATTATACTGTATCTCCACTCATCAGAGTTTAGCGCAGTCAAGCTACTATTCATATCAGACTGATACTGTTGGAACTCAACTTTCAACTTATCCATTGATTCTTGCATATCAGGATTATTAACTACTAAGTTGATTCTAGCTGATTGTATCGGAAGTTTGAAAGACTTTCTCTTCTCAGTTATAGTTCTAATATCTTCCTGACTCTTATATACTCTAGTTCCATATTCATTGAGTTCTTTATTATAACCAGGATAGAACTCATTAGGTTCAACAGGAGGAAGAGTAGGAGGAGTAACTTCCTGCTCTTCTGTCTCTGTAGGAGGAGCTTCTTGCATACTAAGATTAGGAATATTAGTACCTATAGGTTTAATAGGCATTCTGTTCTCCTTGTGATCTAGTCATACTTGGAGGAGCGGCCTCAGTGCGAGTAGACATTCCTCGCTGCTCTGCTGGCTGCTGTTGTTGAGGCTGAAGTTGCGCCTGAGCAGCTTCTGCGGCTAGAGTATATAACTCTGCTGTCTTATAATCGCCTATACTACTAAGATAATTAGCTTGCTGGCGATAATACTGTACTTGCGCTATCAGCCCATTGATAGGATTCAGCATAGCCTGATCTGCCAAGACTCTGGCTCTTTCTCTTGAAGGATCTCTTACGTCTGGGAATAACTTATCCATAACATAACTATAGCTAAGTCTGAAATCTGGATCAGCCATTCTAGCTGCTGTAAGTCTCTGTATCATATCACCAGGAATCTCGATAGGAAATGAGGCATCTATCTCCATATCTGATGTTAGACCAGTAGGTCTCTTCCACTTATAAGGATGCAGACTTCTTTGCAAGATGTCCTGTAGCCAGTCATTGTCTATATCTGAGTATAAATTCTGCAGTGCCTCATGGAAAGGACTCATAACTTGATTAGCACTAGCACTAATCTGGCTCATAACATAGGCAGACATCTGCCCTTGTACTGCACCATACATAGACCAACTGACTCCGCCTCTCTGCATCATAGCTTCAAGATCAAGTTGATTACTCCTAAGCTCTAATGGCATGTTAGGAGGTTCTATGAACTCTACAGAATCATCTACTCCACCTCTCCAGATAGTTCCCCTGCGGAATACTTCTTCTGGTTTTACAATAGGCTTTCCACTTCTGCTGCGCTCAAAGATTCTAGGTTGGGCAGTATCTCTCAACAGTTGTAGACTAAATGTCCACCACTTATTCCATGTTCTGTATATATTCTCATTAGTAGCTATAACTGCCTGTCCAATCTCTTCCTTCCAGCGCTCTCCAGCTCCTTTGCCTCCTGCATTGAAGCTTTGAGTAGACATATCTGAGCCTTCTGACAGAGGTCCTGTGTCTGGTAGACCTCCTACTGGACCTGTATAGATAGGAATCTTACTAAATCTTGTAGGTTCATACTTTACTAGTTCTTGACCTACAACTACAGCATTCCAGACTACTTGACTTGCGAAGGGTTCTGCACTCTCTTCTATCCACCAGTAATCAAATATATCCTGATCAGTTTTCCAACTACCCTGCCACTGATTCTTCTTAGCCATAAGGTTACAAGTTTGTCCAGCCATTCTAAATACATGAGATACTTCTGACAATCCCATCTCTATATCCCACATGGGATAGACTTCAATAGGATTCCAGGCATCTGCATATGCCCTTGTACCATCATCATAGAATGGAGCGAAGACTGCATACCAGCCAGTACTCAGCATCAATCCTCTTATTGTGCGATGTAGGTCTTGCCTAGGACCTGCTTTCCTAAACTGCTTCTCTGCATCATTCCAGCACTTCTCCATTAACTTTCCAACCGAGTCATTAGCACTAGATTGCTCAGGATCTTCTAAGTTATAGTCTTTTAATCTATGAGGTATCTTTGTACCTAGTACATGGAGGACTAGATTATACATTGCTCTGGCATCGTTACCTACAAAGGATTCCATCTTTTCAGTCTTCAATTCATCTACCATCTGGACTAATCTATACCATTGACGCATCTTTGCATCTCTGGCAGACCAGAAGGTCTTTAGCTGTAGACATTTAGCTTTAACTGCTTGTGCAGAACGATCTATCATATTACTGCTCCTATCTATCCACCTTTATGATGATCCATATGCAAATTCTCATAAATAATTCTCTCAACTTCTTTAAGGATTGGACTCTGCTTTGCACCCACAGGGCATTTTATGCTCTGGAATGTAATAGCAGCATCAGCCTGAGGCTTCTTAATTCTCATATAAGAGTATATACACTCAAGAAATTCAGATGCCTGCTTAGATACCACCCTCCAACTATAACACTGAGTATGGTATTCTTTAGCCTTCTTATGAGTCTTAACATAGCCTCCAAATATAGACTTTATCCACTCAAGAACTTCTAAGTTAGTATTAGCTATACTAACCTCTAGATTATAAGATGAGTTGTGTCTTCTTCCACCTATATGAACACATCCTTCGCCATCAAATAATCCAGCTATATAAGACTTATCTTCATTACTTATACTAATCATACTTATCTCCCCCAAGAATCATCCCACCCTCCAGCATCTCCTGAGTTTCCTACATAGCCACGCTGCACTGGCATAGCACTGCGACACACTATACTAATTCCTCCAGCCATATGATGATCTTCAGCACCAACTACAGATATTCCGCTCTTAACTCCTGCATCTCTATGCACATTCTTCATCTGCTCGAAGAATCTTTGATCTCTGCAGTCTAGATACTCTAAGTTCCTATTAACTTCTGAAATCATGTAGGGCTTAGTGCTGACATTAGTCTGCCAACCAATTGATCTTGTGGCAGAACCATTTCGAAGATCATCTCTATAATATAGTTGAGGATAGTCTCTTACATGGCTAACTAAGTCTAAGTTATCCTCAGGAGCAAGGACTGCCTCATTATAGAAATATCCTAGCAGTTTACAATACTCACCGAACTCAGCCTCATCATACCAACCTACTAGAGTGGCGCAGTGCAAGAAGACAGGATCAACTGTCTTTCCTTCTTTATCCTGATACCCATCTCTAAAAGTCCATACGTGAGCTACTGATTCAGAGGTCTTGGCTTTGCCAGGATCACAGCCTATAACATACCCAGTACCTTGCTCAGGAGGATGCCAGATATCAACACTGGCGCTAACACCTTTGGAGTTGACTAAGTTCTTATGCTCTATCGCAGGATAACAGTTCCGAATCTTCTCCTGTATAATATTAGTATCATATGCAGATGTTCCTGTGCTGATAAAGCAACTGATATCATCTTCTGGACATTCCTGCTGGAAGGATTTAATATTCTCGCCCTTTCTGCTGAGGCTCTTCATCTCCTCAATAGAGTATCTTCTCCACCTGATCTTGCTATGAGCCTTGTGATCTGATATACCTAGTAGCTCGAATCTCTTTAGCAGTATAGCTTCTTCTGAACTAATATTCTTTAGCGGAAAGCAGTCATCTCCTGGCAACACAAAATCATCATCTTCCTTCATCTCATACTCATCGTGCAGATACCACTCGTAGAAGTGAGGAGTGAATATGACTTTCTGTACCGCTGCCCTTTCCTTAGCACTCACGTACAGTTCGTGGAAAGGATTATCTTCACCATTGGCTGTAGACTGTATGACGATCTTTGTGCCCTTGACTAGAGGTACTCTCTTGACTGCTGAGGCAAAGATCAGTTCTGGTGTATCTTCTGGGTAGAATGCAAACTCATCCAGTAATAAGTTATGTATTGGTTCGCCTCGACCAACTACATAGCTCTTTGCACTGAATACATAGAAGCTGCTATAGAAGTTAGTCTTCTTATCTTCAAAGCTCAACTCTGTAACACTCTTATGATCTAGCTTAGGAATAGTTGGTATTCTTCTCTGCAAGCTGCCGTAGAATTTCTTAGCCTTCAGCAATAGTCTTCCTGCACTGAACTCATCATAGCTTACTATTACTGATGTAGTGCCATTAATAGTAATATTATCTAGCAGAAAGTCTCCAGCCCATAATGTCGTTGCGCCTATCTGCGCAGGCTTGACATAGACATCTCTGCCAGTACTCCTTGTCAGCATATTGTCCTGTATATGATTAAGCTTAAAAGGAACTAGCTTTCTACTCTTATCTTCGACTTCAAGCAGAGTTTCTAGTCTTCTCTTCCTATCTGCAAAGATATAAGCCAGGGCATCTCGCTGAGACATTTTCTTGCTATCTGTTAACATCTAATGCCCTATTCTCCAATCTCTCAATCCTTGCCTGCATAGCCTGTTGATCTATTTGATTCTGTCTGCAATGTTGCTCTAATGCTTCTTTTATATTCTTTGTAAGCTCTATTAATCTCCCATAACCAAAGGTCACTATTATAATGTTAATAGTAATCATAATTCCTAGACTTATAAGTCCAACAGTATCTCCAGGCATTTAGTAGCTCCTTAAAGTTCTTACTGGCCTGACTCTTCCTGCACTCCTAGGTTCTCTTATCCTAACTCTACTCATATGTGCTTTAGTGGCATTTCTTCTTGAAGCTGCGCTCTTTTTTCTACTTGTCATCTTGCTTTCTCAACATTACAGTCTCAGTCTGTGTTCTCTGCAATCCAACTACATCTATGTCTTGTAGTAATTCAGTGAAGCTCATCCCTCCCTGTTGACCGACAACTGCTTCTAGTGCTTTCATCTGATCTACTGTATACTGCCCCCGCATCTTGAGCAGATATTCTTGGTCAAACTTATTCATATCGGCGACCACTGATCTGCCATCTTCTCCAGCTTCTAATATATTACCTAAGCTCTTCTGTATAATCCTGAAGTCTTTCTCCAGCACCAACCTAAAATTCCTCAGAAACTCTAGTTCTACATAGTCTTTAGCTAACTGCTTTCTGATATTTGGTAGTTCTTGCTCTAGCCTACAGAACTCTATATCTTCTGCTCGCCAGTTACTTAAACTGCTCTTTCCTATGCCTATAGCTCTGAGCGCTTCTCTAACTGAGAATCCACATGCCCTGTAGCCTAAATACATGCCTTTATTATCGTCATAAGGCCAAGGTATAACTGTACTAGCTATAGCTGTTTCTTTATTCTCTCTGGGCAATGTCTGCTGTGTAGTTCTTGTAGTCTGTGGAGCTGCAATAAGGATATTATTCTTTGTACTGACATCTGGATCAAGTGGATGAGACAGAGGTGTTATGTCGTTCATTCTAGCCCTCCATCATTGTAGTATACATCATAGATGTATGCTATGTCAAGTATAATAACAAATATCAGCTATGCTTATACAACTTACGCTCGAAACTGCTATATTGACAATAGCTATTCTTTATGGTATAATTAAGTATAATCAAATGGAGGCAGCTACATTATGCAGATACATATACATTACTGTAGAAGGACTAAAGAATGTGAGTACTGCCGCCAGCCTATAGCACTTAATGAGCCTGAGATAGTAGGCCAAATATGGGCTACTTTCAATTCTGGTACAGCATCTGAGGCTCATAGGTATTATACTCACTTCTGGCACGCTAAGAAGCTAGATGGAACTTGTTGCTGGTTAGAGTCAGGTCTCTCAGCAATATCTCAAATGGAAAAGAAAGTTGAAACTCGGGGAGGTAAGACATTATTACTACCATCAGACGTAAGAAAAAAGCGACTGCAACTACTCCAGCGGCATGCTCGATTAGTGCAGATGCTAAAAGAAGAAATGGAAAAACTGGCCACAGACGAGACAACATCAAATCCGCAGGGCAGTTGGGAAAGAGTGGCTCTCTTAGGCCAAAGACTCGAAGAGCTGAAATCATACATAGAGCCTCTAGGCGGGATACCTGCGAGCTGGATAAACTCAGATATCCAAAGCACAAGAGATTGCTCAAGTGGCCTGGAACAGCCTGTCAGCGATCATTCACTGGCTCTCACTGGCTCGTCTGCTGTTCAGAATTAGATAAGCTTGGTTCTGTATATAAGTGTAAATACTGTGGCTGCGTTAAGTGGCAACCTTATTCTTTCGATGATATGTGGGAGTTGTACTGGAAGTTTAAGAATCTTGGTCCTGAAGAGGGTTATGAGAAATATCTATCAAATAGGCCTCGGGTAAGGAAGAAGCTTATTGATTGTCTGAAAGCTAAGTGACGTATTATAACTATCTTCTTTGGAGGTATTAATTGCTAATACTGTCTAGCAGGCAGGCGGAAAATTAATATCATTCTATTTCGCTTCAATATCATTACTTAATCACTTTATTTTGTGGAAACTATCTTGAGCCTCTGCGGTTACTGAGCTGACTGCGGAGGCTATTTTGTTATCCTCAGCTTCTATAGGATGGAAGTGCAAAGAATTGAAATCTCAAAAAGTAGAATTTTCGAGGAGAGAGTAAATAATGACATGTGTGTATATAATGTGCTATACCGTATCCCCAACTTTTTATTGTATGGATACCGCCCGCCATGCTGTTCTGGATCGCATACGATTGTCCTGTACGATGATCATGTATGATGTTCTGGTACGATGATATAATGCGATGTTCTCATGCTGCTATGCTGGTATGTATGTGAGCGCTTACTTACATGGTATGGATACCCGCTAACGTGCTGCGCCGGTGTTGTGTTCTGTATCGTATGCGACAATCGTATGATATAGTACCTTTGTACCATGACCAAAGTCATGCTTGACAACCGTGTACCCATACGCTATAATGGTCATATCAAAGAAAAATAGCGGGGGGATTGCATGGATACAGCAAACATCAGCTTATAAGCTGAACTTTTAAAATGAATATGGCTCAGCTTGTGTTCTCGAATCAACACATATTCTGGAATCAAACCGCCCATCGTCATTGATGGCGGCGAGCATGGCAACTGATGAAACGTTGCAACTTTTGGGAATACATAACCAAAAGAAAATAAGCTAATGTTGTACGCTTCTTTAAGCATGCCACAAAAGGAGCATGTAAAATGAAGCGTGAAAGTTGGGTATTAGAATTCGGCTTACATAATTGGCTGGAAAAGTTAGAATATAAGCTCGCCATGTGGCTACTTAATCGCCACATGAATAAAACGCAATACTTCTTTCGCAAGCGTGGAAGAAATGCTCACCGAAAACTTATACAGCTAAAGTATGGCTTTCAAGTCAGCCAGCAAAGTAGCTTCCCGCTGAAATACTCCGACCGTGTGCAACTTTATCTGGATTTCAAACCGCTAACTAAAGCCGAGCAAAAAGCTAATGAACTTATTCAGCAAAAATTCAGAGAAACTAACGATGCAAAGTGGAATGAATTGCAAACTTTTTAGCAAGCAAATAAAAGATACAATATAGTGGCATGTTTACAGAAGCGTATAACAAAGGCTAAAAGCTAACAAGCTATGTCTTATATCATGCTTCTAGCTCACTAGTAATAAAAGCTGGGAGGTAGAAGCATGAAGATAATCATCAATGCTGAAGATTTAACCAAAGATAAGATAGACTGGCCTTACATTATAGCAAAGCTTAATAAAGATAACAGCATAACTATAGAATGTGACTCGTGGGATGAGGCCTTAGCTATACAGAAAGCAGCTATATATCGCAAGCTAAGAACAAAGATAACAAAAGACTGCAAGGCTGTAATAATAGCAATAAGGTAGATAAGCATTAAACTAGTGGGCTAAGAGCATGGTATAAGATGATAGCGAGGAAGATACTTAGCTGAACTAAGCTGAACAGACAACTGTATCGGCAAAGAACAGCTATCTTTACTGTCCCTTGACATGCTTTGTACTTTGTGCTATAATAGGTAGACACAATGAAGATAGGACTGCTGACTAGATCAGACAGCTAATCTATGGAGGCACAAAGTATATGGCAGACGAACAAGTAATCGTAAAGACAATCGAGGAACAGATCGCAGAACTGGAAGCTAAAGTAACTGAGGCTGCAGTCGCTAAAGACTACAAACAAGTAGGCAAGTTAGCACAACTGCTTAATAAGTTACAAGCTGACCAGAAAGGTGCAGAGCAGAAGGCTAAGCAAGATGCTTTAGTAGCTATCACTGGCACAGTAGGTGGATACTTCAGTACATTAGTGAAGTTCCTGACTGGCGGGCAAAGTCCAGATGCTACTGAGGTAGACGAGTTCGCTGAGAAGCTACTCAATCTGTCAGGCACTGAGTTAGATAAGGCAGATGGAGTATGGTTTGCGAATGACTTTAGTGCAGAATCAGGCCACGCTACTTCAATCAAGTTAATGAAAGGGCAGGCCAAGGCCAAAGAACCTAAAGCACCAGGCGAGAAAAGTTCAACTCCAAGTGCTGGCCAGAAGTATTCAGTCAAGACAGAAGACTTACTGGCTGAGTTAGGCGACATGATTCTTGGAGATGGAACAGAAGGTACTATTAAGGCAGGCGCAGCCTATGCAGGTATGACAGTCAAGGCAGCGCAAGAGTCGAGTACTGATAAGAATTGGAGGTATGGACTACGAGTCGCCTTACTGAAATACAAAGGCGTAATGTAAACAGTAGCAGAAGTACAAAGCATAAAGGACAGTAAAGAAGTAAGGACTAGGTAAGTAAGTTAGTACACACCTAGTCCTTCTTTTTGTTCAGTTTAGTTCAGCTAAGTACAGCCAGATACATTATGTAAAGCAAACGCAAGGCTAGCATAGATGACTGGCTGTAAATGTAGGAATAAACGGCAACAGAAGGAGACAACTACATGTATAGACAACATCGCATCCTAACTGCTATCTTAGCAGGCATAGCTCTTGGCCTATGGGGATATGTATTCTACCTGCTCTTAGGTTGGTTAAGGCTATGGACTGGACTATGAAGACTCCATACGCTAAGATAGCGTGGAAAGAATGGCATCATATGCAGGCTATGAAGAAGCGCATAGTTAAGGCAATAAGAGAAAGGAGACAGAACAATGCCGAGCATAAAGGTTAAGTGGTATCCTGCTTGGACTAGCAAGTGGAGCATATGTAAAGACAATGGCTTCATTGTCTTTAACCTAGGCAGGCTTATGATCTTTATCTGCATCTGATTGCGAACTGTGAGTTGCTTTTTGAAATTGATTAAATTCAGGAATTGCAGAAGTTATATATCCTTACTGTTGCGCTAGGCAACAGGGCTTGACAACTGATTGTACTTTATGGTATAATAAGGTATAATAAAATATTGGAGAAGTGACATGGATAAGAGTATAGTTAAAGCTATCGAGAAGAAAGCGGCTAGTAAGCCAACGGCAGAATTATATAAGGAAATTAAGAATAAGCATCTTAAGTTTCTAATCAGAAGACTAATCATCAAGGAGTGGGTTGAGGATACAGTGCAACTAAACAATGAATAAGGGGTAGGATACTGGAGGCTAACATGCAAGCTACTGGAATAACTCGATCTATAAATAGAATGTCTACAGACGAGCGACTCATGGCTATAGAGCAGTTGCAGGTAAAGTGTGCTGTCCAACAGTTGAAAGGAATTCCTATTCCTACTCAGCTAGTAGCATTTACTTTATCTCGACTCAAGGGAGAGCACACTCCTGTTCCTGCTGGATATAGTTCTACTCATCATCACAGGAATGGAAAGGTGGAGATATATTATGCAGATACTAAGATTCCAAGATAAGTTTACTTTCCTGCTCTTTATATCTTATTGTTGTATTATAGGCTTTGAAGGATATGAGTGGGATTACTTAGACAATGACAATATAGCAGTTAAATCCTATGCTCAAAGCTGGAGAAACTAATATGTGGAGTAATATGTTTCACAACATGCTGGCTAATATGCCTATGACAAGGCAGGAGATATTCTATAATGTAGCAGGAACTATGCTGGCTACACTTATTATCCTGCTATGGATTAAGTTAGGAAGGAGAATCTTAGGATGAAGATAAAGGAAATTATTATACTACTCTTTGCATGTGTTATATCTGGTGTGGCTATAGGAATATCACTGACTAGGATACTACCATGAGGATTATAGCTTCTGAAGGACATTATAACTACATATCTGTAGAGCCTGATACCCTACCGCCTAAGCTCTTGACTCAATTGAATTCAGATATTAGTTGGTGTGAGTGTCCTGAGTGCAGGAGCAGAAGAATATATTCTATCGAATACAAGCCAAGGAAGTATGGCTATTACTGCACTGAATGTAAGTTAGCTTATGTGGCAGAAAGGAGACATGATGCCTAAGCACTCTAATCTCTCTAACGAAAAACAACGCCTTCGCTACTTCCTTTGGGAACTTATCAAGACATACCAGCCTCTCTGCTGTCTATGCCATAAGCCGTTTAAGTATGAAGACGCACTGCCAGCCAGAGGGACAGACAACTTGACAGAACATCACCTGAATGGTATACATAATACTGATCTATCTAATAAGCGTCTGGCGCACCGCTACTGCCACAAGGCGTATCACACTAAAGACAATATTAATAAAAAGGAGGAATAGTATGCCGAGTATAATTGAAGTTGGTAAAGGTTACTGGAAGATCATGTACTGCCAGAACTGTAAGGCCTCGGTAGTATTCAAGAAGAGTCCTGATAATCCATACCAGATAGAGGGTAGTCCTGAAGTCAATATGGACTCAATAATGCCCTGCTGTGATGACCCAGACTTCTTCTGGGCTATAGACCATGAACTAGCTATGCACTATAATAAATAAAAAGGAGGTCTAATTAAATGCCTAAAATCTTTAAGCGATCACTCACTTCGGCACAATCTACAGCCTGCGCTATGGCTCTCAAGCATCGCTGTACTTGCCGCTGTAATGGGCTCTTACATGGAGTATCTCACGCTGACTACCAGCACTTAGAGCATAGCTACCTCTCTGAGCAAGGATATATTACAGAGCAGCAGGTCACAGACATAATCGGCTTCTTAAAGGAGTAGTATGGAATATTCTACTGATGATATCATAGGCTTTGAAATCTATAACTCACATCTCTATGCCTTCCGTCTACATGAATACTCTGATGATCATAAGACAGGCTGGAAGACTCCTCTCACTTACTGTCCTATCTGTGGGCAGAATGATACTACAACTTATTCTGACGGTACTATGCACCTCTGTAAGCTCTGCCTTTCAGTCTGGAAACATGAGACTTGCCATTGTCTTGATTGCGGCAGACCTCTCTACATTGAGAATAATGATGTTGTTCTATGGTGTGAGTACTGCGGTCAGCGTTGGGATATAGAAGTTATCAAAGATGCCTATAATCTTGGCGATGAAGATAGTATGGTAGACTTCTCAACACCAAGGAATAATAATAGATAGCCTGTTAGTTCTCAGCCGAAAAGGTTTAGCTAACCTTATTCACACGTGGTGAAAGCTAAGGCGTGGTAGGCTGAGAATTTCAGGGATAACCCTCTAAGAGTGGTGGAAAGCCCTCAAGCAAAAGCATTTAGGAGGTAAGTAGTGTTTAAACTACCTGAAAATCCATATCCACATTATGCAGGAGACTTAGATTATATACATACTTACTATGATATTTATTCAGAGGCACAACAAGCCTTACTTAAATCCTTTGTGGAATGGCTAGAAAAACATCAAAGATGTGATGATGCGATGTGCGTCACTTTTAAAGAACTGAATGCACTAAAGAAATTAATCAAGGAGTAATAATATGTTATCTTATGAATCTCTAACTCAGCAAGTCAAATGTTATCGCTGCCACTGGCAAGGAGAATTAGGGCAGTTGCACTTTACTACTATCTCTATTCCTTACATCAAAGATGGAGAACATACTGGTGAGTATGATACTAGCTCTGAGCCTTGCTGCCCTGCTTGCAAGAGTATAAATATAATTATTAAGGAGAACTAACTATGGCCACTGACTCCAACAATACTCCTATTCGCAAACTTCGCCGTTCAATCTTACAGCGTTCTGGCCTAGCTCCTGAACCTTCTACTAAGAAGCTAGTAAATCCAGCATCTCTGCCTTCTACTCTACACAAGACCCCTACTATGAAGATGCTGGAGTACAAATATCACATTCAGCTTGAGGACTTTATTACTCATGGTTCACTCTCTGACATAGCTAAAGCTTTTGTAACTGATAATATAGATAGAGCTACTATCTCCAAATGGAGGAAGCAGTTTCGAGAGCAGCGTAAGAAGCAGGCAGAGCAGAAATTCTTTGACCAGTTTAAAGATGCTACATGATGCAGAACCAACCGCTCTCTCAGTAGCATATCATACATAGCCTACATTATACAACTCGCTATTGACAACTCTACACCTTTAATGTTATAATATATTTACATCTCTTGGCTCAAATAATTATTAGGAGCTATACTTATGCCCTATTCCTCTATCCATGCCAAAGATAGCGACTTATACACAGTTGCTGATTTACAACACTGGCAACCTCCTTCTGTTCTCCGCATTATTCACAAAGGTATCTTCAACGTCAATAATCGTATGCTGATATTTGGAGATGAAGGAAGTTGGAAGTCTATACTGACAATTCATACTGCGCACTGTCTCGCCAATGGTTCTGAATGGTTCGGCTTTAAGACAACTCAATGTAATGTGCTAAAGATTCAAGTTGAACTTCCTCTCTACTCTGATCGAGAGCGTACTCTAAAATACGAGTCAGGCCATGAACGCATTCTGTCAGCTAAAATTCTAAAAAACTATAATTTGCCAGAAGAGAAAACTAAAGCTCTCGAGTGGGTAAAAGCACAGTCTCATCCTACTAACTTAATCAATAAGACCGCTACTTTCTATCACATTGACGAATCCTTTGCGTATGAGAATATGAAGAAAGCTATCGACATATGTCTGACAGAACTTCCTTCTCATCCTCTTGTAGTTATCTTAGATCCTCTCTACATGCTCGTAGGCGGAAATCCTAATGATGGTGCAGAGATGAAGAAACTCCTCACTAACATCGACTTAGCTATGTCTTATTATGCGTCTAAGAACTTCTATATCTCTTTCATTGTAATACATCATATGAAGAAGCCAGATGTAGACTCTAATGGTCATAATGTAAATGGAGGAAGTAACGATCAGTCTGGAACAAGAGATTTCCAAAAGTGGGCTGATACTGTTATACGGCTAGACTTAAGTCCTGCCAACTCCAAGCGTGTAGACTTCCGCTTTACTAAGCACCGTAATGCAGAGGAGGATCTTCCTGATATGGAACTCAAGTGGCACAGAGAAACTCTCCATCCTCAAGTCACAGCTCGCTATATTCGCAAAGATCCTAAGGATGAAGATGAAATAGAAATTCGAGGCGATGATGGATACTGCTTACTGGAGGGCTAAGATGATAGTAACTGACTTTAAAGTAATCGGTAAAGCTTACGGTGAGTTCGACATTGTGGAAGTAAGATGTCCTATATGCGATGGCGATGAAGTAGAGCCGCTAGATCTCGGCTATGAGTGCGCAAACTGTGGAGTTCACTTTAAGAGCAAGTACAAAGACACAATCCAAGGTTAATAATTATAATTGTATAAATGAATATAATAATATATATATCTAATGAATATTCAATTATACACCAGGCTATAACCATTGACAACTGCTTCACTACATGATATAATGATAATATATTGTTGAAGAAGTATTATCTAAGGAGGTTAAGATAGAATATGCAGTAGAAACTCTAATCTTCCTAGGTTTTATAGTTTTGCCTTTATTGTATTTAAAAATAATTGGAGGAGAATTTAAGAAACATGGCAGACGTAAAAGTAACAGTAAGAAATCTTATCGACAGTGATCTTGGAACACCGCTGAGAAAGTTTACAGGAATCCTGGACTCTAAGCCTACAGAAGATAAGCAGTATGGAGACGCAAGTAAAGGAGAGAAGGTAAGGACTACAACTTATGTTCATTTGAATTTCAAAGACGTAGAACCGATAGACACCACAGAGCCTTATAACTTTCCTACGGCAACTATTACATTAGGACTTTCTAATAGAACTAAGTCAAAGTATGGTATCTTTGGCAAGTCAACAGCAGACATACTGGATATGCAGTATAGTAAAGAGCAACTCACCCCAGGCAGTCCTCAGTACATCAAGCCTGATGCAAGGGCAGATATTGATACCTGCATAGGAAAGAGAATGGGACTAGTAATGGCAGACGGAATAGATGGAAGGCCTACACCGCCTAAACTCTTTGACGGCAGAGCTAATGAAGGAAAGGGAGGAGATGTAGATACTCCAACTTGGATGTGCTACCAGATTGAAGGCATCGGAGTAGCTGGCAACGCTGGAGTTAGCCCGAATGAGCAGGCGTATAAGTTGCTGGATGGAAGAACAAGTCAGCAGTTTAAGCAGACAGCAGTTACTGATCCTGTGATTAGAGCAGATGCTGGACTATTGGCTATGATTAGTATGCCTGACTCAGCACCGAGTAACTTTGCAGCAGTGGCAGTAAAGGCTGGAGCTTTTACAGTAGGGGCAGATGGAGTTTATCATAGAGTAGCAAAATAAGGAGAAGCCAGATATAGCCAGCCAATAAACTATCTATGCATGGATAGAAATAACAGGATGATCTGCTCTGGCTGGCTTCTGGATATATTATGATTAGAAGAGAAAATGCCGAATTAAAGACACTAATGTTGAAGCACTTGGCAGATAAGTATAAGCTGCTGGAAGTCAGAGCGCCTAGCCATCTATCAACTTTTACCAACTGTATCACCAAAGCCTATCTAGACCAGAAGCAGGCATCAGAACCAACAGAAGAGGAGTTGATGCTTTTTGCCCTGGGCTATGGGTTACAAGATGTACTGACACCTAAGGATACTATAGCACCTTACATTGAGAAGCATGGTATTGTCTATCGCCCTGACTTCTTAATTCCTCGCAATAGTATAGATCGCCTGACAGAGCTTAAGACAACTCGCAAGTCAGCCAAGAATCACTACATGGATGAGTTGCTACCTGAGACTTGGCTGGCGTATATGAAGGGAGGATGCTATATCAGAGATACTAATGAGTATGATTTAGTTGTACTCTATCTTATGGGCAGTTACAATCCACCTTTTCCTACTATAATGGCAGATACTTTTGTGTTTACAGATTCAGAGATAGCTGATAACTGGAACTGGATACAGCCGAGGAGAGATGAGTTAGCTAGATGCCTAATTGCAGATACTCCGCCAGAACCATACAAGTATTGCTTTAGTTGGGAGTGCAAGTTCTGCCGCAATAAGCTGGTATGTGAGACTATTGTCAGGCTACAATTTCCTGCATCTATAAGACATATTGAAGGAGCAGAATAATGGTTGATCTAAACTCCGAATATATAGGCATAGCTTCTATTGTGGGAGAGGAAGGCAGCTGCAAAAGCTCTATGGCGCTATCATGGCCTAAGCCTATCTTCCACTTTGAGTTTGATATCGGAGGCTTCGACAGAGCTGCGTGGAGATATGAGAAGGAGTTCAAAATCCTACGCCTTAAAGCAGATCAAGATATTCCTACTGATTGCTTTGATAAGTATGACATAGTATCTAAACCTTATCCTACTCCACTAGATATCACAAAGTTGATGGGACAGATTACAGAAGGCAAGAGAACTGATAAAGCATTTACTGTACGATTTCCGAAGAAAGTTGAAGGTATGAAAGAGCTATGGCAAAGTATTGTGACAGACTTTATACCAATAGTACAGATGCCTAGGCTAAAGACCATAATTTTCGATACAAGTACAGTGCACTACAATATTGCCCATAAGACTATACTGCAGGAGTTTCAGGAAAGACAGCTATACAATCATAAGAATGACGCACAGAAAAGAAATCTTCCTTTTGATGAGAATAGCTTTAGGGAAAGATTACAGCCTACCGAGTATGGCTTTGCATATGACAAGTTGAGGCAGATATATCAGACAGCATCTTCATATAGGAAGAATTCTGTATCTGTTCATTATCCTACTGACGAATATATTAAGAATCCTGACGCTACTGGCAGTGCAGATAAGGATATTAAATCAGGCAACAAGAAGCCTGACGGCTGGCAAGAGTTGAATAAGTTGGCTGATCTGATAGTGTGGACAAGTGTGAAAGAGACTAATATGGCAGGGCAGAAGTTCAAACTGCCTATATGTAAGATCACTAAATGTGGTTTGGCAGGCATGGGCTTAGATGCAGTAGGTAAAGAATTAACTGCCAGTTTTGAAGCATTAATTCAAGAAAGAGATAGAATGAGAGGAGGATAAAGATGAGAGTTGACTTTGATCTAATTATAAAAGTAACTAATCCACACCCAGGCACAGGCCCAGTGCAGACTGAGGAATTAATAAAGGCTACTCTGGCAGGACCTAGGATTGCAGTAGAGAAAGTCATAGAAGCTATCAAGCAAGTAGCGGAGTTAGTATAGATGCCTATCTTATACACCGCTACTAATCAGTACAGCCTAGCATATGTCCTTGATCCAGGTGGTTATGATAGCTGTAAATTGCCTAGACGGATAGCTATCTTAGCACTTGCAGAATATTCTGCTATTCAGTATGGACTGACAGAATACTTCAATATGTGGAATAGAGAACTAGATACCAGGCAGTTTAATGGAGTAGAGAAGGTAGCTACACCAGCACAGGAGACACCAAGACCACTGCCTTGGCCTGTAGAGATAAGGTTCAGCAATCCTATCTGCTACCAGCAATTAGCATATGGAAGGTTTAGTATAGACTACAAGCCTCTCCAGCACATACATAAGATGCTAAAGAATATTAGCCATAAGTTTACACTAATAGAATATAATGAAAATATAGCAAGGAGATATTTACAATGAGAATTAACATAGAAAACAAATCTATGGACATTGAGGCCAGGGACATCAACTTTATCATAGATCAGTATGCTATTAACTACAAGTTTGCTTCCAGAAATACACCGCTGGAGTGTATAGTCATACCGATGTTTGCAGTAGCGAAGACTCGCTACGGAGATATTCCGATACAGTTTGTGCCTGATATAAGTAACTATGCCAAGGAGCTGGCTGAGGATGGGAAGACAGTGGTAGAAGCTACACCAGAGCAGACTGATGAAATAGCTAAAGAAGATGCAAAGATGCAGCAGGCTACTAAGGAAATCAAGAAAGCCTTTGCAGAATCTCCAATAGCTAGAGAACCTAACAAAGATACTAAATACGAAATAGGGATAGGTAAGGCAGTTGGGAAAGATTATTCTGTTACCACCAGAATACCTAAGCAACCAGCAGGACCTATCATACCGCCAGGGAGTGGAGGGCTATCTTTATCTCCTCGTGACCCTGCCGACCTTCGCCATACTGCTATGGACTTAGCTCCTGAGAAAGATATAGATGAGAGCAAACAGAAGAATATTAGTGTGAGTAAGGATGAGAGCGGAAATAAGAGGCTAGGATAATGCTCTTAGTCGATAGCAATGAAGAACGAGCAGCGCCAGAGCTAGTAACATTGTTGAAGCAGAGTGTGCAAGTAGTCTCCACTGCTCTCAACAATGCACACATGTCAGACTATTTCTTTAGTAACTACGAAGGTAAGACATTTCAATTCAGTCGCAAACAAGCAGGAGAGCTGTTAGGCAATATAGATGAAGCAGAAAGACAGCTCTCCGATTATTATGCTCAGGCTGATGTTAATTGTCAGATAGTAGAAGGTATCATTAGTCCATTAAGGCTAAAAGGTATAGAGGTTGAAAGCCATGAGAAGACGAAAGTATCAGTGCGAGAGATTGGTTCTACAATTTACGGTTACAGGATTCATCCGAACGGACAAATGGCAGGACACAGTTTCAGTGGAGTTACTGCCAGCATGTACTACGCCTGGCGGCATAGACTCTTTATGGCAGGCATACCTACCTATGATACAATCAACTATACAGAGACTGCGAGGTTACTCATTACAATCTACAAGAATGAGCAGAAGCCACAAGAAGAACATACTACCTTGCAGAGAGTTATCATCCCCAGATTGCAGCTTAGGGAAGCAGATCCCTTTATCAAAGCTCTAATCTTCTTAGGCCATGCCTATCATCTGGATATTGGTGAGAAGAAAGCAGCAGCCATAGCAGAGAAGTTCTGCAACATAGGTGACCTGGCTATGGCATCAGTGGAAGATATCTGCTGCGAAGGGATAGGCAAGCAGACAGCAAGTAAAATATTAATAGCGTTGAGAGGAGAGATATGAGACATGCAGGAAGAATAAGTATGAGAGCAGAGGCTTTAGTAAAAAGCCTAGGCTTTCCAAATGGCAGACTAATATATGCTGGACAGGAACCAGACAGGTATGGAATTACTTTTGTAATAGAAGATTCATCTATGCCAGCAGTAGATGTAGGAGATTTGATTCCTATAGTAGATACAGAAGTATATACTCTCATACCTAGTTCTGATTACATACTAGCAGGAAATATATTAAGAAGATTTAGTGAATCTTGCAGAGCATTTCTAAAAATATGGAGAAACTGGAAAAGATGGAAATAAAGAAGCAGTTCGCACCTAACTACCCTCGGACAGCAGAAGGTTGGATAAAGTTTCCTTCCGATGTAGCGTATAGGGCAGAGATGCTTGATCCAGAAAGTAATCATCATCAGGCCAAAGCAAACGTACATCTTATCCAGTCCTGTATAGAATATGTATCTACTGAAGGACAGATGCTACTAGATCCTTTTGGTGGTACTGGTACGTTGATGATAGGAGCATTGGCTGGAAGAGATATAACACTCATAGAGATTAGTCCAAAGTATCACGAGATGCAGCAGAGAACATTGGCTAAGTTAGAGTCCATAGCTCCTGGCTGTTCAGATCATATTAGCCTTTTGAATCTTCCTTTGCAGCAGTTTCTTCCTATCCCAAACTTTGCAGACCATATTATTACTAGCCCTCCTTATGCAGGAATTATGAAATCTAAAGGTACAGATAAGCTAACAGTTGAAAAGACTGACTACGATATGGCTGAGTATACTTTCACACATCCACAGAATCTTGGACTTATGGCTGACTGGATGTGGGCACAGAAGATGGAGGAGGCATATAAGAAGTTCTATGATACTACGAAGCCAGGAGGAACACTAACGCTGATACTGAAGGATCATATGAAAGATCGCCAGCGTGTAAAGTTGACACAGATGGGAGTAGATGCCTGCAAGAAGGCTGGATATACTAGTGATCCTGCTGAGTGGTTTAAATGGGCAGCACCAGGATCAGTATATACTCATATTTATAGAGCAAGAGGTTGGGAGGTTGTAGAGGAAGAAGATATTGTTGTATTAAGGAGACCACAATGAGTAAAATATGCTGGAACTGTGGCGAAGTAATGAAATGGAATAAGAGCAGAGATACTGCTACATGTACTAAGTGTGGAGCAACAGATTGCCCTCATGCAGAAGGCATAGAGCCTAGATATAGCTGGTTAGAAGAGCATATAATATACTTCTGTACCAATTTATTCTGTAATCAAAGAGAGACAAGATAATGCCTGGAGTATGGTACTACGGCAGTGGTAATGCAGATGATAGGATGAAGTACTGGATAGATAATCCTCCTTCATCATTATGTCTTGACATTGAGACTGTTGATCTAAAAGAGCGACTACCTCTTGGCATCGGAATCTCTCCCAATCCTTTCGAGTGCTTCTATTGTGAGCTATATCCAGAACCTAACTTAAAATTCCTAGAAGCCATAAAGCCTATGTTAGCAAGGGCACAGACGGTGAAAGTCGGCAGTAACTTACTCTTTGATTTTGGAGTAGCACCACTGGTACCTGTGATAGGTAATTCTATAGACCGCTACAATATCTTCGACATTAATGTAGCTGCTAGACTTAAAGGCTTCAAGTTCACAGCTCTGGACATTATAGCTTCTACAGAGCTAGGCAAGATACATAAGTCTATGCAGCAGGTCTGGAAGGATAATGGAGCTAAGAATAATCTAGAGCTGATAGAGAAGGCAGGACATAGGGTACTGGCAGATAAGTGCGCAGAAGACTGTATGCTTGAGCATGAGATATATTATAAGTGGAATGAAGATGTCAGGCAAAAGTTTGGGCAGTATTTTCTGATCGAGATGGCAGTGATACCGTTGCTAGTCGATATGGCTCTGAAGGGGATTGCGCTAGATACAGAATCAGTAGATGGTCTTATACTGACATATTCTAAAGATGTAGCAGAACTATATCAACAGATACTGGCATATGGAATAGAGAATCCTAATAGCCCAGGACAGGTAGGATATGTATTGGCAAAGAGAGGAAACTTTCTAAAGTTTACAAGAGGTAAGAAGCAATATTCTACAGATAATAGCGAACTAGAGTTCTGCGAAGATGATCTGGCTAGGACAGTACTAGAGTATAGACATAAGAATACTTTTCTTACACGCTATCTGCTACCTATACAACATAGAGATAGATTCTACACAGAATACTATATGGATACTGATGTGGGCAGACTAAATAGTAGGAATATGAATATACAGAACATACCTGCTGCTGATGTAAAGAACGGTGATCCAGGAGCTAGGTTCATCATGATGCCTGATTCAGGTCTGTGGATTACAGGAGATTATGCCCAGGAGCATCTTTACATTATAGCGAACAGAAGTAAAGATCCTGATATGCTAAAAGTATACTATGATCCTCAGTTTGAAGGAAAGAGAGATATTCACCAGTATGTGGCAGATGAGTTACATATTCCAAGGAAGATTGCCAAGACTATTAACTATGCTCTAGCCTATGGAGCTACACCTAAGACTCTGTCCGAGCAAGCTAAAATTAAGGATCTAAGAGTCTGCTCCAATCTACTTGACAAGTGGTTTAGCAGATTCAGAACTGCAGGTAACTGGATTAAAGCTATACAGGTAGAAGGACTAAAGACTGGTTGGGCTATAGAGACTATATTTGGCAGGAGAATTAAGCTTACAGAAGAGAGTCAAGATGGTATGGCGAGGAAGGCGGTCAATTATCCTGTGTTAGGTAGTGACGGAGAAGTAATGAAGAGAGCACTACTGCTATCAGCTAGAAGAGGATTAAGACCTCCTGTACTGGCTATTACAGTACATGACAGTATAAGTTGGGACACGAAGGATGAGGCTAAGGTAGTGGCTATTAAGGATGAACTGGAACTAATAGCAGGTTTTCGTATCCCCTTTGAGATAAAGTCCTGCTTTAGGTGGGAGTGAAAGAATGGTAAGTATAGAGTATATCGCAGCGTTCATAGACGGAGAAGGATCAATAAAAGCATCTGAAGGTATTAGACTAAATCCTGCTATAGAGATAACCAATACGTACAAAGAAGTATTGGAAGAAATAGCGGACTCCATAGAATATATGGTAGATGCTAGACCTTCAATGTTTGAGTACAAAAAGTATAAGCCCAATCATAATCAGTGTTATGGACTGTATATTGGAGCACCTATAATGAGAGAACTTCTACCAATACTTATTCCTGAGCTAAGAATAAAAAGATTTCAGGCTGAGGCAATGCTAGAATTAATAAGTATAGAAGGTATGAAGGGATGCAAAGGTGATCCTGAAACTAGACAAAAGAAGATTGAACTTGTACAAAAGATTAAATGGGCTAATGGAGGCTGCATATAATGTCTGGTACATGGGGAGCATATATGCAGAATAATGACTTCGAGCAGATTGATAAGGTAGGAGCAGCTTTGAATCTACATCTACATTGTGCAGTACATTATCCTGCATATAACAAGCGTCTCTTTGAGTGTAGTTGTAATATGCTATTTCCTGTCTGGCAAGTTGAAGCTGCAATAAAGACAGGAAACTGGGAAATAATAGATGCTAGGCATAGAGGAGAAATATAATGGATACTAGAACTTGCATAATAGAGATTCTAGGAATAGTAATTATAACTACACTTGCATTCCTTGTAGGCTACTATATGGGTAAGATAGATGGACTGGAAGTTACTGTATCTCTAGGACAGCAGGCTCCTGTTATATTTAGATAAAATAGATAGCCCCTAGAGAAAATGCGATAAACTCTAGGGGCTTATTGAAAGGAGGCCCTGCTCAGTGGCTCTCCTGGGCAGGCTATTTAGTAGATTTCTTCCATCCATATTTAGATTCAGGAAAATTTATAACTCTTCCACAAGGAGTATATCTTTCAGGAAGATCATCTTCTTCTATTACAGGAGGCCATTCCTGCTCACCCTGTCGCCATTTACTTCCCCAAACCAAATGTGCCCAGAGCATAGAAGTCAGTATGCCAATTATTGTGGCAGTAGTACCATGCCAGATAGATAATATTATCATGCCCAAGAACCAGATGGCAGAAATAGTCCAGAAGTAATTCATATGCGGATATATCCAGTCTCGCATGATGTAAGTATAAGGTCTGCGCTCAAGAGGTTCTAGCCAGAATTCAGTATGATACCAGAACCAGGCATATAACCCAAACCACTTCTTTACTACAAAGCTATGATGATCTTTTCTTATCCGACTAGTATATAAATTTCTTAAATCCAACTGTCCGCTCCTTTTCAAATCTATAAATTCTGCTATTTGTAGTTATCCATTCTGACTAAATGCACCAGCTTGTCTTACTGAACCAGTAGCTACTGATCCCACCCACTGATTCTTATCTCTCCAGATGCCGTAGACTTCATCTCTACGTTCCTGGGCTTCTGCTCTATATCTGTCAGCTAGAGACATATCACTATTCGATATCTCCACATATCTCTGAGCTTGAGAGATGTAGGCTTCTATCTGCGCTATACGCTGCTGAGCTTCGATACCAAAGGCGTTGGATATTGCTATATAGCCTTGGGCAGTAGTTATATATGCTTCTACTTCTGCCATATAGACATTAGCTTCGTTAGCAAAGCCTTGAGCTATGTTAGTATACTGATTACTCTTAGCGATATAGACACTGAGCTTCTGCACAATGTTAGTAGCTTCCTGATTGAACTGGTCAGATATACTGACATATGCATTAGCCTGATTCATATAGGCTTGAATTTGAGTCACTATAATCTCAGCATTTCTCGCAAAGCCTGCAGCCATATCAATGTACTGAGCAGATTTACCTAAGTATATCTGCAACTTATTAAAGACAGCATTGGCTTGATTAACAAAGGCAGAACCAAGTTGAGTATATGCCTGGCTCTGTTCAATATAGCTGCGAAGATTAGATAGTCTTTGAGCTGCTTCCTGCATGTATCCCATAGCAGCATTAGTACGAGCAGTAGCAGTCTGATTATATCCTGCTTGCTGAGAACCATAGGCATTAGTTACTCCAATATGCATCTCAGCATTCTTAGCATAGGCTAGAGGAACTTCAGCCTGCTCACCGCCTACAGTGACAGTATTAATTAGTGCAGCACCAGTAGTTAGGTCAGTTCCTGCCAGTACTGCAGCCTCATCCATTAATGCACCAGCAGTATTAGCAGCAGCTATATCTACAGTAGTAACTGAACCCAATGCAGTGGCTATAGCATCTACAGCAGTCTCTATTGCAGTACGTAAGTTAGCTGCATCGTCAGTAATATCTTTCAACAACTCCTTTGCGTCTGCACCAGAGTTATTGTCTAAGACAGTAGTTGCATCTGTCAGAGCAGTATCGAAGGCTGTTAAGTCAGTACTCATTCCTGATAACATTGTCTTAGCATCGTTGTTAGTATTGTTTTCAATATAAGTTGTAATCTTTGTGAGTGCTGTGCCTATGGCAGTATGCAGAGTTGCTACTGCTGCGTTACCTGCTGCTCCTGCTGCATCGGCTCCAGCATTGTTACTGGCATATTTAGTAGCATTAGTTAGAGCTGTGTCAAAGGCGGTGAGATCAGTCGCCATAGCAGTTAAGGCTCCTGCGGCATCTGCGCCAGTATTGCCGTCAAGATACTTAGTAATATTAGCGATCGCAGTAGCTATACTAGTAAAGACTGCAACTCCAGCAGCTAAAGCACTCTCAGCATCAGCAGCACTATTATTGTCTAGATACTTCTTCATATTCGTAAGAGCAGTATCGACTGCTGTCTGGGCAGTTGTAGCAGATGTTAGTGCAGTACCAGCAGCAGTTAAGTCAGTAGTAGTCTGATGCTCTAACTTCAGCGCATACTGGAATAGAGCGTATGCAGAAGCAGCCATAGAGACTGTATTTTCAAGGAAATCAGGGATAGAACCAGGCATATCATCCAGAGCAGGTTGGTGTTCGGCGGAGTAGTAGACTCTAATATGATCTGATTCAGACATTATCTCTTGACCCTCAGTATCTCCACTCTTACCTGTTATGACTACAAGTTTCTCGTTCTCATAGCACTCATAAGGAACCATACTCTGTGGTACATCACCAACAGGATATTCGACTCGATCAACTCGGATTAAGTCAGGAATAGATGATAAGTCAACATTGATGTTATCTTTCTTGTAATCTATTAAGTAAGATGTACTAGCTGCCATAGAACCACCTGATAGAAGCTTTATCCTACCGTTAAAGTAGTCTATTATGTAGTCGGTATCTCGAGTATATGTAGTTGTACCTGCTGCGTTAGTGATAGTTTCAGACTTCTCATCTATAGGCCTATAAGCCAAGTATACCCAGGAGGTATAAGTTGTGCTGTAACCTATGCTAAGAGTATCTCCAGCACCACTACCTGAATCGCTCTCTAGCTCTACTTCATAGACTGTCTTAAATTCCTTCTTACCTGTTAAAGTCTTACTCATACCTCGGTTGTAGTGAAACTGTTCTATAAGTGCTTTGCCGCTTTTATCAGTACCTCGGACAGTGAATGTAGCACCGTAAGTAGAACTATTAGCATCTGTAATAGTCAGTGTCAGCACTCTAGGTACATCAGGCTGTCCAGATATAGTTAGTGTACTTCCTGCTGCTACGTTGATATCTACTGCAGAACAGATAGCAGTTAGATTAGTAGTAGCAGGCGATGTTATGCTCTCATCAGTGATAGTAAAGTCTAGTGTATCTTCCAGTACCTTTTGTCTAGGATAGAAGCGACTAAAATCGCTGACTGCTTTTTCATAGGCTCTATCTAATTCTGCATTAGACCATAGTGATCCGCTATCTTTAAGATCCAGTCGTAGATCAGTACGAATCATATTCTTAGTCTTTCCGCCCATATTACTTGCCTCCTTCCTTCTCATCTTGTTTCTTACGATAATAGAACTGCCCTATGAGAGTAAAGAATACTATGGATGCAGTCATTACATCACCGTTCAGGTTGAACTTAGATATTAGACTAAATCCATCTAGTATCCACATTAGTACTATTGCACCCATAAGGAGTAGACATAGTAGATCATTAAATGATTGAGGAATAAATTTACTCATCTATCATTACTCCATTCTTCATAAGACTGTGTACCTAACTTCTGATGTTTCACATAACCTAAGGCCACGCAGCCTATGGCATCTGCAACTGATACAGTAGCATCTACATAGGCATTTGCCCATCCTCTCCATCTGCCATTGAAAGGAATAGCTATTTCTACTGGAGCATCAGTGAGAGTTACCTTAGCAATCACTGCCTCATTAGTGCCATCATAGAAGCGCACAGTAACTAATGAAGTATTCTTCTTCTCAAAAGTTATGATAAGATCAGTTAACTCTACGCTACCACCAGATTCAGGTTGAGCGAGTATAGTTGTAGCCTGCACAGTAAAGCTTGCAGTCTTGAATCTACCATGAGATTTCTGAGGAGTAATAGATGCCAGTATTCTATTCTCTCTGCCATAGATTTGATACTCCTCAGTATGCAGATCAGTACCGTCTAAAGCAATTAAAGATACTTTTATAGACATAAGTTATCTCCTAGAAACCTAGCTCTGAAGGTGGTACTTCATACCAAGAGAAGCCAACAGTAAAGGTTGCGGAAGTCGTAATAGCTACAACTTGTGCTGAGAGACCAGCAGTAGGTGGTAAGATTATTCTGCCTCCTACTTCGGCCATAAGATGACCGCCAGGAGTAGTAACAGTAATTGTCGTTCCCTGCTCACCCCATAGGAACCAGCCATCATCTACTACTGATGCGCCATTATCGAAGATGACAGAGCTGCCACCTGCAGCCTTACCACCTAGGTTATTCCTAACTGTAATATCATTAGTAGGCTTAGTCATACCTACTGGATGCACACAGAGCCATAGACCATAGTTACTGTTGGCTACAGCTACTAGGTTGTGTGCAAATGCTCTATCAATGACACAGTACTTAGTACTATCATTGTTAAAAATAGTAGCCATAGCTGTAGTTGTTGGTCTAACTACCAAAGCTGCTACTGCTGCAGTAGCCATCGCAGAGTAGCCGTACTGCTTAGCAGTCCAGACTACCGTAGGAGGTATAATATATAGCTGACCTCCTTTAGTAGCTTTTAAGTCTACCTCAACTCCATCTGGACCTAGTGCTCGAATCTTAGTTTGCATTGTACTCTCCTTAATCTATTAAATCATTAATATCCTGGTCATCTATATGACTATCAGTAATGTCAGTTAACATAAGACGTATTGCTCGAAGTTCTTGCAGTATCATAAACTGTATGGATTCACTATTAGTAAGACTTAATACCTGACCATCAGAGTCAGTAATATGCACTCCATCTAGAATATGACTCCCCAGCATCTGGAGATTTCTATATGGTGTAAAGGTAGAGGGCGGTGTTAATCTGATAACAGTCAATTACTTGCCTCCTGTAAAGAACTTCCATACCCTTGATATAGGATTGCCTCGATAAATATTCTGCCACAAGTCCTTGAAGAAGTCAGCTGGACTAGTTGCTCTAGCTATTTCATACATTTCCTGATCTGATTTAACAGCATTTAGAATCTCTTGCATGGCTCTGTCAGTAATGTACTTAGAACCAGGAGATATTGATACATCAGGAGTTGGCTCTATATGAGGAGGAGGTTCTGGTATATCAGGAGGTCTAGTAGGAACTGGCTCTCCTTCGCCGCTGGTTAATCTTCCTGGTGCTGAGTAGAGATCAGGGTAGTCTATACCTCTGGACAGACCGCCTAAAGTAATCTCAGCTTTATAGACTCCAGGGCGGTAGATGTGTCGGATAGAACCGACGCGATCGGAAACAGCATCAGAAGCAACACCTTCTGCAACTGCAAAAGTCTTAATCCAGGGATAAGTGGAATACTTATATATAGCCCCATATATACCATCGGTAATCTTTAAAATATGGGACTGACTACCGCCTGCTTGGTCATCTTGAATATAGAGTGAGTCAGTTAGAGCAGCATCTATTGTACCTGTGGCTGATATACCAATAGTGCCAACATAGTGCTTACTACTATTATGATAGCCAACTAAAAACTTCTGGCTTCCAATTGCTAACACACCATCAAAGTTATTATCGAAGCTTGTTCCAGCAGGGAAAGCTCCAGTATCAGTATCTATTACTGCGCCAATATTACCTGAACCGTCAATATTATAGGTTTTAATAGTAGTTACCGCAGCCTCATTATCATAAAAGAATGAAGCGAAGATACCACTGGCAACTTTGACTGATCTAATACTGGTAGCCGCACCACTATTAGCAAGGTTGAGAGAATCAACACCTGTAATTAATCCATTAGCTACATTGTAGGTGTAGACTTTGGGGATTGAACCTCCCGAATCGGAATAAGTCAGCATAACTATATCGTCAGTTACCTCAACTATATCACCATATCCGTTAGCTTCAGGTGTCACATAGCTATCAGTATCTAAGAGGGTTATTGTTGCGCCACTATAGCTAATCGACCAGGTTGACAACCTTGGACTATTTATTGCATAAACATCATTGACGGCAAATAGTTTAGCTGAGCCAGTATCGCCTATTTCTATAGGCAAGTTCCGACAGCCGTAAATTTGACTGGCTAAAGAAGCTATATTAACAGCACCTATATTCCCATCTTCATCTATACTGACAGTAAAAACGCCATATTCACCCCCAAACAAGGAATAGGCAAAGCAGGCATAAACATCTCCATATACGTGCATGAGTGAACTACCGTTAGCACTACCAAGCCCTGTAGCTTCTGCGAAAGTGTCTATGGTTGATCCCACAACACCGTCAGCACCGATTGAGAATGTTCTTAGACTCACCGATAAGTTTGTAGACAGGACAAAGTTTTGAGAGTCGCCTAACCTCCTGACAAGATAACCATATCTTGCGGCTGTGTCTAGTTGCCGAGTATCAATAATTGCGCCTATATCGCCTATTGCCATTAAGTTCCCCTCGTATCTACTACTGATATTTTGTCATACAACTCAACTGCCGCATCATGCGGAACTATAAGTTCCCCTTTTACTAACTGAGCTTCTGTCTTATATAGTATAGCATCTGCTCTAGTATTAGCATCTGCTTGACTAGATATATAATCAGACACATATATATCTGCTACTTCCATATAAGCATCAATGCTTTCCTGATCGTGATCTTCTCCTGCTGTAGTTATCACAGTAGCTTCATCAGGCCAGAGACCAGTATCAGGATCTCTGCCATGAAAGACATAGATTTTATTAGGTATCACTAATGGATCGTTAGAAGTATAGCTAAGGAAATAGTGCTGCTGATAACTATAGTAAGTTCTATCAACAGCATCTGTATCCTGCGGGTAGATTACATTTATAATCATGCCATATCTGACTAGCAGAAAGCTCTTACAGAAACTCATCAACTGCTGAAGTAAGTCATTAGCAGTCTCATATGGTATTACATTCAGTTCTTTGCCTGGAACATATGTATCCATGATGTTATCATCTTCATCAGGAGCCATAGAGAGCAACAATGTCTGTCCTGTAGCTTGGTAGACTAAGTTTACAATCTCGCTACAGCAGTCAAAGATAGTCATGGTACTCATATCTGTCTCATCAGCATCCTGAGGATCATAGTAGTGCTTCAGATATCCCTGACCAGCAAAGCTACCTATAAGGAGCTGTTCTCTAAAGAAGCTCCAGATACCTTCTAGCACTAAGAGAGTATATAGCTTTCCTCCAGAAGATACTAATCTCTGTTCTTTAACCCAGAGACGGCTAGTCCTACCTCCAAGATAGTAGTTACTACCTAAGTAAGTATCTCCATAGCCTACATCAGTATAATAACCTACAAGATCAGGAATATCACGAGTATTATTTACAAGCATAATATAAGCATAGTCGTTGTAAGGTTCCTCAGTATGATCTATAAGAAGAATTCTATTTCCATAGACTGCGCTATCTGTACTCAGATCAACTGTTGTTCCTGCGCCAGTAGTATTAAAGCTAACTTCCGACCCATAGCTAGTGCCTTCAGTATTAGTAGCAAAAGCTCTAGCATACCAGGTTTCAACAGAAGAATAGTTCTGCGAATAGAATACTAACTTTATATAAGGAGTTCTAGCATTCTGCTGTTGAGCTGTAGTCTGATTAGCTTCAAGAGTTCTCATAAGTCAGTAACTCCTAGGCTGTAAGCTCCTGTACCATAATCTCCCGTTTCACTAACAGTATGATCTAGTGCTCCAGAAGTCTTACCATACTGAAAGCCTCGGACTGTTGGATTAACTCCTCCAGTAGCAGTGATATTACCATGTAAAGTGGCAGAAGTATCTGTTATGTTATCTGCTGCTTGAGTAGTAACAGTAGGAGCCGAAGCACCTAAATTTACCCAATCACCCCAAGTAGTAATAGTGGGTTCATTAGTTGTCCATGTACGGACTATAACATTATCAATATAACTATCACCGGTATTGGCAGCCTGTGCAACAGCAAAGATATTAGTCCAGGCAGGAGCAGCCATAACAGCATCGTTTATTATTTTTACTCCATCATGCCACATGTCATGTCTTTGAGTAGTAAAGTTAATATCGGTAAAGTCGTAAACATGCCATGCGCCAGCAGTGGTATTAGTACCCGTGTCGCCTGATGCGCTGGCGTATATATCCTCAGTTGCGTTGACATAGCAAGAGATATCTTTAGTCCCATTCCCATGCAGAGCAATAAAAGTGTTACCAGCAGCATCATCCTTCCATACTCTGATTTGGAAAGCGTAGGTTACTAACCCTGCGCCAGCAGCATAAGGTATAGACATGTAGGTGATACCAGAGGCTATGCGAAAGATTTTAGCCGACCTTGTTCCTGAGAAAGCATGAGTAGTGGATATCTTACAAGTCCCTGCACCAACTGTCCAGCTTCCACCTACGGCATCGCCATCATTCCCACGCTCAAAATCATCAAAGGTAGAGAATGTATTAGCTCCGTTGGAAGTAGTCGTTGCGTCTGCGTCACCGCAGTACATATAGAAGTTAATTGTATCCGGATTAGCTGGAATAGAAGGGAATTCCACCCAGATATAAGCGTCTACACCAGAAGTGTAGCTCTCAATCCAGTAATCTATCTCAGTATCCGAGTCTGATTGTGTAAACCTTATATCTGAAAAATCATCGTTGCAGTAATCGTCACAATAGACAGTAAGACCAGAATCCACACCACTGGTCTTATAGACATGGAGCTTAAGTTGATAGGGATTCTTAGCACCATCTGCTGTACCAGTGATAGTTAGTAATCTATTATAGTTATATCCTGCTAAAGCCATTTGTACTATTCCTTACTTAACTAACTCTTGCTTTATAAGCTCCTGCTTATTTCGGATAATAAAGTCAACAAAGACTCGTCTTGCTAACTCCTGCTCTGTAATATTCTTATCCTTTAAGAACGCCATGATTTCTTTTAGAGCAGTACATTGAGTCTCAGAAAGATCAAATTCTATTTTCACTATTACCCCTTTAGTATATTTCCTTTATTCCTAGTATAACCTCAATTATGCTGTCCTTTTCCAAATATAAACTACAAAATAGGGATTCATAATTGATTGGGTTGCACTGCCACCACTTCCAGAAGTAACAGCATTATTAGTCACAGAGTGAGCGTCTACAGTATGAGCATCGTAACTACTATCTGCTCCCGACTCATCCCAATGCTTAGTCCCTGTAATTTTAGAATGAGCCAGTGTTCCATGATTACCCACTGACACATTAGAAGTTACAGTATGAGTATGTGAGAGATCAACAGTCTTGGCACCGCCTGTTTCTTCGGCTGTATCGAAGTTGGCATCAGTAGATTTCTGCCCGATAAGCATCTGCCCTTGGGCTATCTGACTCCAAGTGCCATAACCAAAAGTAGTGTTTGGATTAGCGCCTGTTACTTCAAGGTAAATTGCACCCACAGGGAATTGAAAACTACCTTCTCCGCCTGTAGCAGAAATAGTAATTACGTTATCCTCATCAGTTATCGAAACATTAGTACCAGCAGATAAAGTTTTTTGATAAGCCCCTGTACTTCTTGGGACTCTTATTACTGGTGTCATTTTCCACTTCCTCTATGCCTTCATATAGGCTATAGTAATTATTATCGTTCCTTGCGCCGCCGCACCAGAAATTAATTGAGTTATATCTGAATCCTCAGTGAAAGTAACATAAGGAATTGTCGCAGCAGATACTACAGGTTCCTGACAGTCAGATTCACCCCAATAAACATCGGTTGTGGTATTATGGGCATTCTCACCTGATGCTGTTTTGTTGTAGGCGTCTGCATCGCCAGCAGGAGGCGCACCAACTTGAATTGTTAGAGTTGATGTATTATCAGAATCAAAAGCCTCTGTATAGTCAAACTTCACTGATCTGATAATCGAACCTGCTGGAATAGTATTGGAAAAATGAGCGTGTCCTGAAGCACCTGAATCATCTGTAATTTCAGAGTGATCTATCTTCTTGACAATTTTAGTGGTTGCCCCATTATTAAAGACAGGAGCGCAACTAGAATCTACAAAGTAAGAGTCGATTACACAGTCATTGAAGATAGGGTTAGTTCCTGAGTTAGTCATATGGATTGAAGTTCCAGTTGGACATGAGAAGGATACTCTATTAAAAGTTGGACAGGAAGTTCCCCATAGTTGCATAACACCACCAGCGGCAGAACAGACAAAATTAACATCATTCATATGAAGGTTACTTTTAGCGTTAAGATACCAGTTATAATCACCAGCGAATGATGAAGTTATGGTATAACCATGTCCATCAAGAGAAATCCAATCCCCCCAGACTACACCGGCAGCAGAAGGTTCGGTGGTATTAGAATGAAGATGGATAGTATAAGGCCTAGTAGTAGATGGAACATCATCGGTAACGGCTAAGGCTAGTGCAGCCATAGCTTGAGTAACATTGGCATAGCTTTGTCCAATACCTACATTAATAACTCCATCGAAACTTTTATCCTGAATATCGCAGAATGGAGCTTGATTAGTAATCTGACCGCTAAAGTTTCCTCTGGCGTAAGTACCTGAAGATTCCCAATCGGCGGAAGTTCTAATAGATGGAACAGCTACGCTCCAATCCCAACAATGCACAGCAGGGAATTTATGATAACCAGAGTAGATGCAGTCAATACCTACAGTTGTATTAGCATCTTGCTGCATGGATAGACTAGTGATTTGAATATCATCAGTTTCACCGCCGTTGTGGTCAGCTTCTAGCACCACATGAGCAACGCCATATTCAGTTACCAGTGAGTTAATAATGATTCCGTTGATATAGCCTTCTGTAGCTCCTGCTCCCGCTTCTCCTGAATATACCCAGAAGTCTTTGGCAAATGATCTTATACTAATAGCACCAAAATTGCTAAGAGATATAAAGTTGGCATGACCATTTACGCTACAGTAAGCATAAAGCTTAATTCCTGTTCCTGTATCATCAACAGCTGTGTTCTTGACAACTAGGCCATCCAGTAAACCTGTCATGTGGATATAAGGATCAGTCCCCTCGATACATTCCATCTGGACTGTAGCAACTGCATTTGATCTACTGGGAGTATTAACTAATACTTTTCTAAAATCACCTGGAAAGTGAAGTAATACCTGCTTGGTATCAGAAACATTAATTATAGAACTAGTGCCTTGTCCAATAAAGGGTTTAGTTAAGGTTACACTATCTTGTATGTAAAAATTACTACCACCTATAATAGCACTTGAACTTTCAACCAGTGAGTTTACTGTACTAAAATCCGCCTGATCGTTGGTATCATCTCCTATCGGGCAGTTGATATGTCGAGACCAAGCCTTTTCAAAAGCTGCTCCTGTATTAGCTGATAAAAATAAGTGAGGAGAACCCACTGTTCTTACTACTTCTGCCATTTAATTATCCTCCCCCTAAATATACGTTGCCAAGCTTCTTGTGAAATACTAAACATCTGTCTTGGTTTAAAATTATTAGCCTCAGTGAATAAGATTTCATCATGCTTTCCACTTGATTTTACAAAATACTTATTCTTATTTTTTTCTCTATCTAATTCTGCTCCATCCATATCAGCAGATATCAATCTTATATTCTTATCATTTATCATGTTATTTACCTTTAGGGTTGGGTAACAGTCCATGTTCCGTTTATTGCTAGAGGGAACCAGCCGTTAGCCCCATCACAACAAAGAGTTATAGACTCCCCTTCATCATCAGCCGAGACATAAAGATCATTACCACCATCATCAGTTGAGATAACTCCACCAAGATAGAACTTACTAGCGGCTTTACCTACGATTATTCTTAATTCTTGAGCCGCTAGTAAAGTGAATGTAAAGTTAGTTCCAGCAGCAGCATCGGCAGGTAGGGTTTGAGTAGAACCATCGCCATCGCCAAGGTTAGTAAATACCGAACCCGATTCAGCCTCGGTAATAGCATTTGTGGTTGTTACCGCTTCGACTGTACGTTTAGCATTTTGAATATATCTCCATGTGGCCTGTGATCTGTGAACAAGTTGATTGGCATTTGCATCAAGTTGAAGCCAGCCATCCCTATCTATTTCTGTATTAGAATCAGTGGGAGTACCATCAAAACATTTCAGACAGACACCATCTGCACCAATCATCGGGAAGTTATGATAGACGGCACAGGTTACATCGGTAGTATTGCCAGAAGTATAGTTACGATCTAGTGTCACTTGATCGGCAGAGGTTACAGTTGTTATCCAGTACCAACCAGTAGTACAAAGTGTACCTGCTGTAATCCTGACAATAACCGCTA